CGAGCGGGAGCGCGGGTGATGACCAGTGTACGACCAGGCTCATCCTGCGACGAGGCCCACAGCAGAGCGGCGAGGGTCTTGCCAGAACCACACGCCCACCAGAGGATGGTGTCCCGCTGTAGCATGAAGTCCCAGCCTTCGCGTTGGTACTCGGTGAGGAATCCATCGAGCACCCAAGGATGTAGCATCATGATGCGTCAACCGAATACCACATGGAGAAGGTGAGCCACGACCAGATGTCGTACTTGTTCCCCGTGATGGTGAGCATGTCGCCCTCAACAAACATGTCGAGGTTGAACATGTCGCCCATGATGGCGTACAAAACCTCGTCCGTTTTGTCAGGGGTTTCTTCGAGCTCAAGAGACATCGAGGCCATGAGACCTTGTATCTCATCCAGCGATACCCAACCGTATCCTTCGACCATCATTGTTTTGCCCTCATGATTTGCGCCATCGTTTCGTGCGTGATGAAGTGGGTGTTGCAGTGCTGGCAGTGCCGGTGTCTGCCGACTCCACCCTCGCGGGCGAGCTCGCCAGTGTCCTTCATGCGCAGCGCACGGACCAACCTAGTCAGGATGTAGCCCTTCTTTTTTGCGTCCCTGATGTAAGTCTTCACCGTGTCCACAACTTTGTTCTTGCTTGAACCGCAGACTGGACACTTCATTCATCACCTCCGCTGTCCACTGCCTCGGGCACGGGCACCATAATAAACATGCCATTGCCCCACCGTTTGGTTAGTTGCTGACGCATCAAGACGGCCTTGCTCTGTGACATCGGGCCTAGTCCATCTACGTCCTCGTCCACGACTGCGCCATAGTCGTTGATTCGCTGTATGCGGTACTTCATGTCAATCTCCCTTTGGCTTTTGATAGCCGTCTGAATACCAGCCTCCACCCTTCAGAATAAAGGACGAGGTGCTGATAAGTTTTGTGCATCGGTCGTGCCCACAGCTCGGGCAGCATACCTTGGCGCGGTGAGAGGATACGAGCACCTCGAAGCGGTCGTCGCATCCCTCACACTTGAACTCGTAGATGGGCATGGTGTCTCCAAAAAGAAGTAAGGGTGACTGTTCGCGATGGTTATTAGATGCGTTTCACTACCGCGCAACGTCGCTAGAAGTCTTCTATCCACAAGCCCTGTACACTGACTTGCTTCATCTTGCCTCCCTAATAGCAAGGGTCTCCCGTTCTGCTGACCACAGTCGATCTTTTGGTAGCTGCTTATAGACCGACCCAAACGGGATAAACTCG